TGGGGCGAACGACGGGGCTCGAACCCGCGACAACCAGAATCACAATCTAGTGCATCAGTCCAATAACTATAAGGCTCTCAGGTTTTTTTCGGGAATTATTTTGAAAAATCGACCTATATAGAATAAGGCTTTGCGGGAGGCTGATCCCGAAAAATCCCTAGACTTTGATCTTCTCACCTCGCCACCAGACATGATCCTCATCAACCACTTCGCAAATCTCGGGCGGCATTAACTTGCCGTCCTTGATTGTTCCTAATGCCCATCCGCTTCGCCAGTTTCGGGGGTTATCTTCCATGTAGCCAAACTGCTGCCCCCAAGGATCGGCTAATGTGCCTGTATCAACGCCATAGCGCGTGCCTTTATAGTCACTCCACCTAGCCATGCCAAGCGCGTGCAAGTGGCCCGTGAAGAATGATGTGCCGCCTTTAAGAATATTGTTATGCGTTGCTTGAATACCATTGTGCCAACGATGCTTGATCATTACATCTTCGTTGATCATTAGCGACCAGCATGAAGTCCATCCTGGAATGTGATCATCTAAGGTAAACCCTTTAACTTTTTCGTACTGGGGTACAAAGCCAGATAACTTGGAGTCAAACCGAATACAGTGATTTCCTATGGTACGAATAAACTTAGTCGCCCCACCCTTACAAGCCTTTTCAAGCTCGCTTAACCGATCCTGGACGGCCTCTAATTCTTGCTGGACAGTTGGCCTTTCTTCGTACCCGATCCTAGCGTGAGAGCTGATTGAAGTGCCATCTAGGATGTCGCCGTTAGCAATGAGAATCTTAGGCTTAATAGTTGGCAGTAGTTTTAATAATGATCGATGAGCCGTACTAATAATCCCTGGAAAATAGTGTGCATCAGAGAAAACCACAAATACACCATTTTCCATATCGACTTTGATTCTTACCTTATCCTCTGGAATAGTCATCTTGTATTGAGCATTTCCATGAGTACAAGGAAGGGTAATGCCGTACTTGGATTGAAGTTTTACTCTGCGAGTATTGACACCCCTCAGATCCATATCTAAATGCTTGGCTACTTTTGCGGGTGACTTTAATTCCATCCATATCTTAATGAATTGATCGTCAGAATATTTGTGCAGTTTTGTCATATTTTGCTTAATTTTTTAATCCAATAGCAAGCGCCCTCTAATCCCCAGGGCTTGCTCGGTTTGTACATCTTGAATCCATTAGCAATTAGATTATTTGCAGATGGGCAGTTATTTGTTGTATCGGTGACTAGATGACTCCAGCCCTGTTTCTTAGCAAATCGAGTACGCACTTGAATGAGGCGCTTATGTAAACCCATGCCGCGATAGTCCCACTTCACTCCAGCTCGGCACATATAGCCCGTATTTCTCCAGCTTGATGATGGGCTCACCCCACAAAAGCCAATCGGTTTAGAGCCGTCGTAGGCCATCCACCAATAGCCAGAATCAAACTCAATCAATTCATCTAAGCGAAAGAACTCGCTGTGCAGCCGCTTTAGATCTTGCCTGATCTCTTCTTTTTGAATATCAACGGATTTAATTTTTAAATGAGTTGACTTCATGGCTGTCACTTACGCCCTGATAGGTGCTTCATTTTTTGCATTTGCTCAAAATCCTCGCGACATTCTGCATTGCAGAAATGCCCACGATCAATATGCTCTTCGCAATACTTACAGTGGCCCGTGAACTTCATTGGCTGATTCTGGGATCGCGCTGCCTTTATAGCCAGATCACGATCCATCATTTCTTGATCAGTAGCTTGATCGTAGATGTCACTCATTTGCAGCCTTAATTGCTTCGATCTGCCCCGCTACTTCGCGGTATTTTCGATGGTTTTCGATGGAGGTGGAGAGTACGGCAGCAAGGTCAACGGGGGAGCTGATACTGTCAGTGCTGTCTGGACTTGAGGTTTCACCACTTGCACTGGCGTTGAACAGGCGGATAAAGCCATAGGTAACACGGCAATTATCAGAAGGACTAACACTGCCGTTAATAGCGTAGAGCGATTTAGCCTGCTCTTGATAGGCTGCACTTTTTGCTTGTTCTCTTCGGATAGTGGAAATGAAGGCTTCAGTGGCTTTGGCGTTTTTGGCTTGCTCGTCGATGATGGCTTTGTTGATGGCTTCTTCGCGACTGACTTTTTCGCTATTGATTTTGGCTTCGTAGTAGTTTTTTTCGTAGTTGTGACCAAGATATATTCCCCCTAATAAAGAGATAACTGCCGCAATCAAGATCGCGTACAGGGCATTAAGACCATTTGTTAGAAATGAAAACATTACGCACCACCCATACAAGTGTTGAACTCTTCGTATCGGCGCTTAGTTAAGCCTGGCTGCACGACTCCACCAGCGCGATTCCATTTAAGGATGTCTTGACAAGCGCCCGTATAGTCCTGGGCGTTGAGTTTTTTGACTAGGCCAGAGCCGCAAAAAGCGCCTACGCCAATGTTGTAAGACAAGGATAGGTAAGCGTCATACTCACCTTGTGAGATCGGTACAGTAATGCACTGTTTGATGCCAGCAGCGTGTTCATCAGCGCTGATTAAGAGTTTTCGTAAGGCTTTAGGGGGAGTAGTCGTTTGACCAGGCTGCACACCTTTAGTTTCTCCAAACCCGATAGTTGGTATGCCTACGACATCTTTATAAGTCGCTCCAACATACCCTTCATTCATCGCAATACTGACTAAAGCAGAAGCGCTGATGACTAGCGCTGCAATACTTGTGCGAGTCTTTGGCGTACTTCGCTCTATGATGGGGGGATTCATAATCCCTCTTGTGCGACTAATCGAGAGATAAAAGCGCCGCCGACTGCCAGGAATGACAATATGGCAAAAGTTTCCCTGGGGATCTGATCAGCAAAGACAGGAAGAGCGACTTCGCAGCCACTCAAGATACCCGCTACCAACATAAAACGAATAGACCATCCCTTACGGAGAATGGTTTTCCAGTTTGGGTATAGCTTCATTATGAAAAGAGCTTTTTAATGCCCATTGTGATTAACGCGCCTACCGATCCAGCGGCAAGCAAGAGAACATAAATTCCACCCTTACCTTGATTGATTGCCGCATTGATGCCGACCATTTCTTTTCTAAGTAAATGGATCTCAGCCGTCAAAGTTTTGACATCGGCCTGCAAAGCACCAAATTCTTTAGGATCGATTTCGCCCGACATGATTACGCAAAGTCTTCTGGAGTAAAGCCAAAACGCTCGATCACAGAAAGGTCTTGTACCTCAGTCCAAATAGGAGATACCTCTGAGCCAGTGTAATCAGGCTTGCCATATCCATCGGGATAGACTGCGGTATCTACTTTACGAGTCATGCTACCTTTTAAGTAGCTCATAAATTTATCGTGCTCTTGCGTACCAATAAGAGCATCTAAATCTTCACGCGTATTGATGACTGTCGCCATATTTCTTCTCCAAATAGTGAAATAAATTACAAGTGTCAGCGTGGCTTGCGTGTCCACGCCATGAAGCAATAAACTTTTGCAGTTCTAAATCCATACCTTTTGAGGTGTATTTAGCGATTTTTCTTTTAGCTCTGGTAACAGAGTCTTTACGCAGTAGCTTATGGGTAGGCCAAATACGATAGCCAAGAAAATTGATTCCTCGACTGGTAGGACTGGCGTTCCATTTACTAATTTTGAGTTTTAAATTCTCATAGGAGAACTTGGAAATTTTGTCAAAGTCGGCGCGCAGTTGGTCTAAGTCATTACCAAGAATAACGATGTCATCCATATATCTAGCCCAATGGCGATGGCCTAATTCAAAATGTATAAAGCGATCTACTGCACCACCATAGACATTTGCAAATAGTTGACTTGTTAAACTACCGATAGGGATACCACTACCAGTAGGAGGCAATATCTCTTTAACAATTTTTAGTGTTTTTTCACAGGTAATTTTGCGTTCAATCATCTTTAGCAAAATTTCTCTATCTACGCTAGGAAAGAATTTAGAGTAATCCGTTTTTAGGTAATACTTATATTCACCTTGACGCAGTTTTGCTTGGATAAAATTAACACCCTTATGTGTACCCATATTATCTCGGCAAGCAAAAGTATTGGGAAGTAAAGTTGCTTCAAAGATCGGGCTAATAATGTTGCAAAGTGCATGTTGCACCAATCGATCTTTAAAATCTAATGCTGAAATGAGTCTAGGTTTTGGCTCTTTGACAATAAACTGTCTATATCCGCCCATCTTATAAGTTCCGCTAAGTAGTTCTTTTTGTAACGCTAAAAGATTCGCTTCGGAGAACTCATTAAATTGCAAATAGCCGTAAGTCAATTTTTTAGCTGCGGCAGTTTTTTTAAATGCCAAGCGTAAATTATCAATGTCGGCTATTAACCCAATTAAATTTCGGTGTTTTTTAGCCATAGAAATGTCAGCAACGCCTTTCGATGTTTCACTACTCTGCGTTCTGCTGAACCCAACAGTGTATTTCCCGAGGGAGGATAGATTCGGCTGACCATATGTTGCTAGGTCGGCCTGCGAAACCGTAGTTGTCGCAGAGCGAATAAATGGTATCGTCACAGACGCCGCGAGCCCCGATGTTGTTGTTCGAGTTCGTAGGAGAGTTGTTCCAATTCGAGTACCGCGATCCAGCGTTCGCTGCATCACTCCAGTTGCCCCCAAAGATAACGGCGTGTTTATCCGATCTACCCTTTGCGAACCTTGATAATCCAAGACCCTAATATTTGACCCACTTCGGCAAGTTTGATTAAAGCGACTTGGTGTTGGTGATTGGTCATACATTTGAGCTTTGGTGTTACCAACATTCGTAACCAAAAGCGTATCTGCGCTAGATTGGCATCTGCGATATACAGCTTGCTTATTTGATTTGTTTTTCCTGCCTGATAAAAAAGATCGGGTTGCAATAGAAGACATCGTAAGAACATATCTCTGACTACCCCGTGCGCCCTTGGAATCTTTTGCGCAATCGGGTAGAGGTACGAGATAACTTCCTCGTACTTCCTGATAATGTTCATTTCTTGGTAACATTCGACTGGATCTTTGATAGGTGTCATCGGGGCTTTCGCCCCTCTAGTCAAGGATCAGGTGGTCACAGACGCCGCGAGCCCCGATGCTGGCGCCCGAGTTCGTAGGAGAGCCGGCCCAATTCGAGTACCGCGATCCAGCGTTCGCTGCATCACCCCAGTTGCCCCCAACGATAACGGCGTTCGGCAGTTGATAGGTTTGACCACGACTAATCGTATTAGCTGTCCAGCCTGCTGCCGCTGCGCCACCGCCAAATTCATTACCCCATTGATTCAGTACACCAGTGGATTGAATCACACCCCACTTGGATGTATAGGCAGCATTTAAAACAGTATTAGTTTGATCTGCACCAATAGAAGAGGCTTCAGTAGTGCCGTAGGCTAAAGCTGAAAACTCCTGATGGCGTGGTAAACGCTTACCATAAGCCGCCATTACTTCAGCCGCTTCCCACCAGTTAAATTCAGCATAAGCGGCAGAACCATTACCGCCAAATTGAGTCGGCACTAATGGAGGTGTAGTACCACGGGCATAGGCCACATTGTATTTTGATGTGCCGTTCGTAATATGGTTGATATTGAGCAAATAAATATCAGACCAAAAACCATTAGCAACTAATGTCATACCGCGTGGATCAGAACAATGCGGCTTAAAGGTTAAATCCCAGCAAGAGTAGGTATTGATCGCGGGAGTGGTATTGCCACCAGCTTGTGCAGTAGCGTTACCGCCAGGCGCATAGTGGAATCCACCGATCTTGCGAGAAGTGGCAGTGGTGTATCCAGTAGGAGCACTAAAGCTAGAGTCAGCACGAATCGAGCCGTCAGTACAAACATAAATTGCGTAGTCCGTACCTGATGTCAAGGTCGGCATAGTCACGCTAGTGCCTGATGCAATCGTAAATAATACGCCAGCTACTTCGACATACAGTTTAGTTTGAGTAACTACACTAGACGCTGTTGGAGAAGTAAAGAGTGCTTGATGGGGCACATCCTTTTTGAATAATCCATAAGTAGCAATATCTCCAAAGAGAGAGTCGCCCGCTTGGAGTTCTTGAATTTGAGTTCCGTTTAATACCAACGGGTAACGAGCTGTCATAACTAATCCTTATTAGGTAGTAAGATTTACATTGATCGTTCCACCAGAACGATTGAATACTGGTAATACCGATCCAGTTAATTGAACGAGAGTAGAGCTTGCTCCGCGTAACAAAACAGACATCTTGTAGGAGAAAACAGTTGCCGCATAAGCGGCAGAAGCGGCGGCACTTGTCGCTGAACTAGCCGCAGAAGTCGCCGATCCAGCTGCGGCAGTTGCGCTATTACCAGCATTAGTTTCGCTAGTGGCAGCATTGTTTTTGCTGGTCAATGCAGCAGCGGCAGAAGCGGCTGCGGCAGTGGCGCTATTCGCACTATTGGTTGCGCTAGTAGCCGAATTATTTGCCTGTGTTGTCGCTAAAGATACTTGTGTTGCACCATTAGTCGTGGCTAATGCGGCTTGAGTTGTGGCAGTTGAGGCCGAGGCAGAAGCCGATGACGCTGAACTAGACGCTGAATTTTGACTAACTAATGCAGCAGCGGCACTGGCAGCCGCAGCTACTTGACTGGCTAATGCGTTGGCAGCGCTAGTGGCTGCGCTTGCGGCTGATGCAACGGCATTGGCGGCATTGGTAGTCAATGTGGCAATGAGCTGGGCTGGGGTAACTGAGCTAGAAATGTCAGTTTTTACCGCGCGCCCTACTTGCTCTTTTAATTGCTGAACCAAGATGGTCAGCTTATCAAGCGCCGTATTAAGGACGGATGGATAGAATCCACCTTGGTTTGTCAGGTCAGTTGACTGCAACGCCCCTACTTGGCTTGATAGTGTCAGCAAATAACCAGTGGTCAATGCTGTTGGCAGGACTACTGTACCGCCAGGATTGGAATCTTGATTGCTATTTAAAGTAACTGAATAATCAGTATTGAGAGTTAAGACTGTTTCAAACAATGACAAGTCAGTGCGAACTACTAATACATCGGCAGTAGTAAAGACTTTAAATGCAAATGAAAAGGAAGTAGTTAAGCCATTACCCGTATAAGGGCCAGCTTTTCTTGTTTCACTGGAAATCGTCAAGGTTTTCTCCCTATATCTCAGTCATCAGTTTGATATGAGATATAGGAAGTACGCGCACCTAAACTGCTTCTACCCTATTGTTTTGAATACCCAAATAAAACAGCCAATGGGTTTTCAGTCTTACCTTCTGATAGGGCAATCACACCATCCACAGTACGATTGATCTGCGCACTAGGTAAGTGCAATGCAATACCGCCCACATTGATCACTGACCTGGCTAATGCGCGATCTAAATCACCTTGACCGATTTGCTTGCCGAGCTTATCTAGCTCTTGGAAGAAGCGTAATCCTGCTGGGCCACCATAGGCTGTGTCAAACATCTTCGTGCCAGTGAGGTATTGAACTGCGCCAGTTGCTTCGCGTAGGCCTACCATCAAGCCCATGAGATAGCTGATCTGCTCAGAAGCCAGTTTGCGTGCAATCTTTTCCCAATCATCGTCGCCAGCACCGCTAGGCATTAAGGCATCCTTGAGTAGTGAGGCTAATACCGATGGTACGGAGTACAACAATAAGAAGTCCCAGGCCAAAGCCATGACTTCGACTGGACTCTTGAAGTTGGTCTTCTTAGTCTGATCAACGCCCAAATTGTAGGCAGCGCTAAAGTAGCCATAGAAAACAGTAAAGAGTTTTTGCAGATTGCCACCGCGTTGCACTTTTGCTAAATCTTTAATCTGTCCACCGCCTTGAGAATCGATTACGGCCTGGTCAGCTCTAGCAATTGCAGTAGCTTCATCCACCCCATTTTCTGCATCCATCAAAGCAGGATCAGCTAATGCCTTTTGATACGCACCCCACCAAGTCGGCATATCAGCTACGAGCTGCAAAGATTGCATTGGAGCAAACATCAACGCATCGAGCTTTTCACGAATTTCGCCTTTGCCCTGGACAATCGACTGCACTTCATTGACTTCGCGATTGAGTGTTCTGGCGCGATTGCGCATAAATTCAGACTTCTCATGCACTTGCTTGACTAAGCCTATTGGGGATTTTGCCCACTCCACAATTCCTAATCCTACCCAGCGCGTGCCAATGCGCACCATAGACTGAGTTAAGCCTAGTGGCTGGAGCATGGAGTTCATCAAGTTAAAGCCTAGGCCAGCTACCGCAGCACCAGAGCGCAGCGGAGTTAAGACTTTAGACATCGCATCCATATCAGGCGAGTCGCCTTTAGCAATGTCAGTAATGGCTGACTTGAATTGAGCGATCACATCAGCACCAAAGCCAGTACGGATCGCGTTATCTAAGGACTCATTCTTAATAATGCGATTGGCATCGATGACCCATTCATGCCAGGTCAAATCATGGATCACATCATTCACACCCCTAAAGAGCGCATCCCAAGTAAGAATCAATGGGCGGCCTGTTACCTCTTCAGCACGATCTTTGGTAAATGAACGACGGGTAGTAGCAGCATTAAACGCGCCACGCATCATCTGCTTGGCTGCTTCGGCATCAGCAAACTGCTCTGCTCTACCTGATTCACGCGGATCGTACACAATCGGGAAGTAGCCGCCATTGAGATCTAACTGCGTACCTTCTTTTGTAGTCACAGTAAGGCGTTGTGGCTCGACCCAGTTTGGCTCTTTACCCATCACGCGGCGCTCTTTCTCCGCGATCATAGGACGATAGGATTCAAAGAAGTCCCAAATGTTCTGCACAAAATTCCAGTCGGCAGCCGTCAAGTTCTTCATTACAGGCGTTAATTGCTCGATCTGCCAGCCGCGCCCATCAAGTAAGCGTTGTTGATTACCAGCGTTACCCATGTTCAAGGCAATCACGATCTGCTCGCCACGATTCAAACTCTCTTTCAGAGTTGGGAAATATTGGCCTTTACCGCCAAACTTACCACCCTTGAGGATTGGCTCTAGCAAAGCAGATAGGCGATGAGTCGCATCTGCGCGCATAGTCGCTTCGTGATCCCCTGCTTGATTCATGCTACGGATCAAGTATTCCCACATTGGGCCACTCTCTTTGTAGCCATCGAGTTCACGGGCAAGACTTGCCGTTTTACGATGAGCTGCAAAGAATCCTTTGAATAAGCGTACTGCCTTATTGCCTAGGGTATCGCGGGTACGATTATCGATTTGACGATTATTGGCGTTTTCATCAATCGACTGCACCATTTGATTGATGATGTCAGTAAAGCGGCGATTGTCCTGGGCAGTTAATAGCTTCTCTTTGAGGCGGCCTAAATGCTCAATCTGTTTAACGGATTCAATCAATCCCCGCAGCTCTTCTACTGTCATGTCTTTATAAGACTGGCGATAGGCTTCTGCCTTGACCTTGCTTGGCAGATCGACTTCGATTCCTAGCTCTTCTTGCTGGGTAATCCAGGCAGCCAAAGACTTGCGCTTATCAATGTTCTTGAGCGTTGTGCCTTTACGCAAATCAAAGCGCTCTAAGATCGCATCGATCTGATCAAGGTAATCTACATCCAATGCCTTGCGTGTACCCTCATTGTCAAACTTAGTCAGGTAGCGCAGGCCTTTTTCGACCTCATCCTGGGCGTCATAGACGGCTTTAGTCGCATAGGTATTGATAATCTGGTTGCGCTTATCAGCAGCCGCTTGCTCTAGCTTGCCTTCTTTGAGCGCTTTCTCAGCAGCCTTGGCAGCGCGCACTTCAGAGGCCGCATACGGAGAAGGCTTGAGATTACGAATAATCAGGCGATCAATCATATTCTTAGCAAACTCTTTGGCAGCGCTCGTTAAGACTTTAGGTTTACCAGTAGCCTTATTCAGCGCGTTCAATTCAGTAGCGACGAACTTGGCACGGGCTTCATTGTGGATTGCTACATCAGCCGCTTGCTCTAATGCCTGTGGGCTAGTGATGTCACCATAGCGCTCTAACATCATCTGGTCTGTCAGATTAGCGATAGCTTCTTTTGGATTTGGCATCGAAAGAATGGATTGCACTAGCTCATCACCAGAGCTAATACCAAACTGTTCAGCCACTAGATCAGGGTGGATACCATTGATCGCGACCATCTTCATTGCTTCTAACTGATTGATCTGCTCTCTGGGTACGGGTAGCCCGACTAACTCACCAAAGTCTAAGCGCCCCGCTCCCAGCTCTTCTAGGTTTAGTCCTTCACCAGCGCGGCCTTCTTGACCAAGTAGGCGAGGATCAACACCAACGGCGTACTGTGGATCACCGCGTAGTTCGGCATCGATCTTATCTTCTAACTCACGGGTATCAAACTTGCCATGCTCATCGACTGTGAGATAGCCATAGTTTGCAAGGATTTCTCCCATAAAGTCTAAGGACTCACCGCCATTGCGCTTAAAGACATACTTGCCAAATGCAGGCATTGGACTTTTCATCTTAGGATCTAATCCCATCAGGGTATCGATCTCATCGCGCTTGAGTCCACCTAACTTAGCAATAGCCGTAAACATGGAATCGACTTCTGGCGTTACTGTGTCTTTATCAGACTTTGGCAGCGCGTCAGGTACGATCTTCTGATCCTTATCCATCCTATTTGTCAGGAATGTCCAGGCTTTATAGATGGGTTGACTCAATACTTCACGACGCGCATCCATCATCACTTCAGCGCGACGGTCTACATTTTGCTTCTGGAGCTTTTTAATTATCTTTCCTCTGGCATTGTGCAGCCATTGCATATCTTTTAAGCCCTTGGCTTCTAATGCAGAGAGCGCTTGCATTGAGGCATCCAGATCGAGCGCATGATAGGCAGCAAACTCTTCTGTGGTCATGCCTGCCTGGTCAGCCGATTCAAACAAAGGCATCATCGATCTGCCATGTTCAGCTAACTGGATCTGCTCTGATGACGCCAACATACGATCAAACACTTGGCGGATTGAATCATCTAACTTGCCTGCTTCTGGATTGCGCGCTACAAAGTCTTCAATCGACTTATACACATTCATTAACCAGGCGCGGAAGGCCTGGAAAATACGCTGTAATTCAATGGATGGCGCTTTACCTTCAAACAAATAGCGCTCAAAAGACTCGGCAGTACGCTCATGGTAGCTGCGCTTTTCTTCTGGGCTAAGTGTGTACCACTGGTTTAACTGATCATTAAGGCTGCCTTGTAAGCCATGCCATTCCAGCATCTTGCTTACATCACCCATGAGCTGACGCTCACCTTCGGTTAAGAAGCTCGCGCCCATTTCAACGGCAGTACGATTTAAGTCTGCTGCTAAGTTAATGTCACTCTCAAAGAAGAAGTGGCCTGACTCATGCAAGAAGGTAGAAAGGTCTGCTGATTTGAGCAAGGTAATAATGCTAGGGGATTTAGATAGATCTGATCCAAAGGCGATTTGACCGCGCTGGGCTTGATTTAATATGCTTGGATTGTTTTCATTGAATTGCCCATTATTGCCAATAGATGACTTAATCTGAGTTGGCTCGAAAGCAATGAAGTGAACAGTATCAGCATTGACACCTTCCATTGACTTGCCAGTACGCCGAGCATCGCCAAACTTTTCATTAACAGTTTGATCAATAAACCCATCAAATCCAGCCATTTCAAAAGCTAGTCTTATGATTTCTTTATTAGCCATGACACCATTTTCATCGGTGGCATAAGCAAGACCCTCTGACTCACTGGCAATCTTTATTAAATCTTCAGCGCTTAATCCTTCGTAATCCATTGCTCTTTCATAGATAGCAGAAATTGCTTCTCTGGCATCGGCGCTGTCGTATTCACTGCGATTTGCCACCTTTTCAAGCGCATCCATGACATCAACTAATGTACCTTCTGGCTCAGAATAATCGTCATACTCTTCATCATAGGTAGATGAGTAGGTTAAAAATGTCGGATTGCTGCCGCCTAAAACTACTGGGTTATCAAAGCGCACAAATACTGGCATTGTCATGCCTTCATGCTGCATGAATTGTTCTTGAGCTTCTTTGACTACAGCAGGGTCATCGTATTCACGATCAGTATCACTGGCAATGCGCTCTGCTAATAGCTGCACTTTGGCAGTAAGGTCTGGGCCAAGGCCAGCGTAGTTTGTACCAACATCATCTTCGGTATTGGTAAAGTAAAAACCGCCACCTAAGTCAGACTCAATATTAGCTTTGCTTTGATCAAAAGTATCAAAATCGCCAGTAGTGCCATGCAATACTTGTACGACTACACCATCACCAGCCTTAAAATCGTGTGACTCACCCATTTCAATTACTGGTAAATCATGTGACCATTTTTTAAATTCTTGAGTTTCTGTCTGTTTTAAGCCACTTTGGTTATAAGAAGATTTATTGAAGTCAGAAAGAATACGATCTACAATATCCTCTGGGGCGTTTGGAAGCGAGCCGCCTTCCTGTGAATCTTTGGCAGCGTAGATAGTCGTGCCAGAAGCACCCCTCTCACCCTTATCATAAGCAGATAAAAGCCATTTCTTTTCTTGGCCTTTCCAGTTCAAACTGATTGCTGATTTGTGATCTTTGGACTCTAAGATAATCCTATTCTTACCCTTGGTCTTGACAGTCATGCCATCAAGGATGTCTTGCAGCTTATTCTCTAATTCTGGATGTTTTGCCAAGATCTTAGCCAGACCATAGCCACCAGCATAGTCATTCTTAGCATCGCCCTCTTCACCCCAGATCAGATCGATTGGCCCGATGTCTGGATGATTGAGCGCACCAATAGCTTCGCCTGATTTAGCTTGCTTTAGTTTGGCAACAGCTTGCGCTGCCTTACCTTTAAATTGTTCGTACTTCTTGCCAAACGCACTTTGACCTGGCTGCTGCAATACTTGATCGCCAGCGACAGTATCGGCAGTCACTTTCAATAAATGCTTATTAAATAAGTCTTCTGGCGTAATTCCCAATTGAGCAGCGCGCACGGCAGTACGGGCAGAAATCAATGTCGCATCGATCTCATTCTTTTGCTGGGTAAAGCGATTGGTTTCGTTAAGGTTATCCAGCACCAATTGATAGACGCGATCACGACTGGCTTTAAATTCCTGCGATTGGCTGCTCTCGCCTAAGATTCTTTCCACTTCAGTCTTGAGGTTTTCGCCATGAGTCTTAATAAACTCCTGGGCTTCTACTTGACTCATGCCTTGTGGATCAGTCTTTAAATGCTGAATAAGCTGCTGGGAGTAAGTCTGGCCTGCTAACTGGGTAGCAAACTCCGTGATCGGAATCGATAGATCAGTATTTGTTGCAAGGGATTCTTGGAGCTGCGCACTGACCAATGGAGAAGTTTTGGCAAAGTCTTCCATCTTGATGCCAGCTTGCTCTAGGGTTTGCTGCAATACCTTTGGTTCAATATAAACATGATCGACTTCACCATCTTCTAATGCCGATTGCAAAAAGGTCTGGAATGAGTCTGTATCGCGGGCGCGCAGCTTACTAGCGGTTGCCAAAGTATTGAGCTGATTCAATAATTCTGCCGAATACTCAGCGCGGCGTACTTGATCAGATTGCCCTGTAAATTGATCAGTGAGTTTTTGTGCGCCTTTGGCTAAGGTCACTTGACCACCAACACCAACAACTGTGGCAATTAAAGTCTGCGCTGCGGCTGATGGACGCTCTGCAATGTAATCTGCAAAAGGCTTGTCTGGGTTTAAAACCGCCCAATCATTCAAGTCTTGTAAGACAGTGGCAATTTGCTCACCAGGGATCTCGCTTGCCATCTGATGCGCAATGACCTTGTAAAAAGGCGATCCGACTTTCAAATCTTTAATTAAGTATTGAACAGGCAGCTTTTCAGTAGCGTATTCAATTAAGCCTTGTGATGCACCATATACGGCAGATTCCGTAGGGGATATTCCCTTTTCACGCGCATCAGAATACGCATTACCCGCAACGGGCGCGACCATACTGGATAAATAAGCCGACTGACCGCCTGGCACAAAGGCCAATGGCAATGCCAATAGGTTTTGTGACAGCGATTCAATACCGCTATTGATACCGCTAGAAATAATGCCTTCACTTTTAGGACGATTGGCTTTTGCGCCTGCATCGGCAGATTTGCCCAGCGCATCAAATCCAGCGGCTACACGGCGTAAAGGATTCTCAGGTAATACTGTGCCAGCCAACGGATCTAAAACAGGCGCAGCCAGCTCAAAACCAGCTTTAAATATGCCTGCTGCACCACGACTAGCGCTATATGCACCAGCAATCGCATCTCCCTTTAAATCTTTTAAGGCACTAACGACTTTTTCGGTAGTAGATAAGTTGTTGACATCGTCATGCGCAATATTGGCGTTTTCTTGTTTAGCCAAGAATCGCGCTGTATTCGGGTATTGATCCGCAATTTGATCAAAGTTTGTCGTCAGCATAGTAGCTTGACGACGCACTTCTTCTGGGTGCGCCCTGGCTGAATCAACGGGAATGTTTAAAACACTGGCAGTCTTACGCAGATCTGCTTCTTGATCTGGATTAACCCCTAATGCGGTATCAAAGGAAACACGCAAACTTTGCGTGGTTTCTTGTTTTTTATCGCCTAGATAGGAAAGGACTGCACTTTGTATTTCATTTTGATCAGCCATTGTTTTGTTTCATCTTGATTTTGAGATAAACACCGAGAACATCGCCCTCGCTTGGTTTTGTTTTGCCGCTTAATTTCAGATCTGCTTCAATTGCATTGCGATAATCTTTTGGAATATCGCTATAAGTCATTGATAAAACAGGGACACTTTGCTTATCGCCAAAGGTCATTCCCATAAAGGTTTTACGGAAATCAAAAGACTTGGCAAATAGGCCATCAATATGACGCTCTACTTCTTGATCATTGAGTTTTCTGCCTAGCGCTTGTTGCTGCTCATAAATGGAATCACGCACAAAACGCTTTACCGCGCCCATACGCATTTGCCCTGTTTCATCGCTATCTTTTGGCGTAGGATCAATACCAATGTTGCGCAGGCGATTGGTCAATACTTCATTGATTGGGCCACTAGGAATATCGGACGCTGCTGATACTGCCTTGCCAGTACGAACGGCTGCACGCTGATCTGAAAACTTCTTAAAGTCACCTTCAGATAGCTCGGTACGCATAGTGGCGAACTTGGCATCGGACATATTGTTGAGCGTGACAGGATCAGTGAGCTTTTGATAGACGGCTAGATTGGTTTCTTGCGTATTGGTAGAAATGCGCTTGGCATAATCAATCACGCGATTCATATCTTTGGCTGGGACATTGCCGCGAATATCGGCAGGCAGCGCCATAAAGTTACCGCCATTCTTGACCAAACCATCAATGGCGGCTGCCGTTGACTCATCATTACGCTGGGCTTGGGAAAACTCTAAATTCTTAAAGCGAGAAATGGCATAGTCTTGTGCCAGTTTCTTGACTTGTGGACTGGCATTACCCATTTCGGCATCGACTGTATCGATCACATCTTTGATTGTGGGCTTTTGACCAGTGCCTTTGCCTTCATTAAAGGCCTTCATATTGTTGTTTACATAAGCAATGGTTTCTGCAAATGGAGGAATACCATCAGGCGTAGTGATCTTATTGGGGTTCTTGCCACTTAAATTTGTGCCATCACGGAAATCGCGAACGGCTTGTGGGCCAGCATTGTAGGCTGCATAGGTTTGCGCCAAGTTGCCATGAAAATCTTGAAGTTGCTTTTGAAAATAAGCGCGCCCTAGCACTTCGTTATAGGCCTTGGCTTCATTATCTTTGACAGGATCACCCGTCATCTTGCGATTAAATAATTCTTCATTCCAAGGAACGCCAGCCAATTTAGCTGCTTCTGGTGCAGTAGTCGGTAAGACCTGAGTAATGCCCATCGCGCCCTTGTTAGAGGTTAATGGGTTGCCATTTTTATCAAACTGGCGACCACTCGATTCTGCGCCAATGGCAATGTTAAAAGCACGATTGGCATCGCTGGTAATGATTGCAGGAGAGAGTTTGGCAAAGGCATTGTCAACGGATTGATACGCCAGGCCGACATCAATTTGCTTGCCGATCTGGGTTTTGACTTTAAGAATGTCATCGGCATCCATTTGGGCAGCGTATTTCTTGAGATACGCATCAGCGCCTTTAATGTCATCTTGCTCAATCGCTGAACCAATGGCTAATAAATGGGCATTAGAGGTGAGCTTGCGATTATTCGCTTCGATCCATTCTGGAGATTTGCCCTGTAATCTGCCTAGGTTAGTACCCGCTTCTGTAATACGCTGCACGGCTGAATCGACTTGGGCAGGATTGCCATAGCTCAATCCAATCTCATTCATGGAGTTTTTGATCGTGCCTTCTTGAACCGATTGTGCGTAAGTCTGATACTCACTGGCCTCATGCTTGAGCGCTGCGCCATGAAATTGCGCCATCAAGTCTTTGGCTTTAGCAGAAAACACTTCACGCTGCGCAGAGTTGCCTAGCTTGCTATCAATCTCGCTTAATGACTGTTGATACTTTTCCAAGTATTCATCAGCCAAAGGCTTACCAGAATCACGCTCTAAGGCGTTAATTCCTTTTTGATTGGTAAAGCCAGTCGTCTTGTCATACATCAAGGCCAAGGCGGTGGATTTGGCTTGATTTAAAGCATCATCCACGCGCACGGCATTGGCATCTTTTTGGATGTAATACACCACATTTGCCATATCTTTGCCAGCAGAGGTCAATCCTTGACCGACCATTGCTAATTGCTTGCCTGGCAGCGCTCCCGCTTCGACACTCATTAAAGTGTTAAAGGGGGATGTAGGGCTATTGTTTGGTGCTACTTCAAAATTGTCGTATGTCGGGACTCTTGGCATTAACTTAACTTTCCAAAAGAGGATGTTGTAGGCGTGGTTTTGAGGCCAAATCCGTTATCCATTGCGCCGACCTTGTTTAAGCTGTACCAGCTCGCTGCTACCTTGCCTGCACCATCGAGGAAACTTGCCAGCGCAACTTGATTTGGGTTGATCGCACTAGCTAGGCTGCGCTTGATCATGGCATCGTTTTGGTAATTGGTTGCTTGGGTGCGATAACCCCAGGCTTGACGCACGGCATTAGCCATCGCGGTATCGGCATCGACTTCTTTCATGACATCGGTGGAGGTCAATACATTGGTGGCGGTATCTGATCCCAGATCAATACCATTGGCAGCCATGTTTGCTCTTTGGCTACTCTTAATCTGACCACCTTTAAGAAGGATTGATCCTGCTTGGCGTGTACCCGCCAGCATGGTAGATTGCGCGCCTAATTCGGCTAGGCGTGCATTAATGTCAGCAAGGTCAGCATTGCCGTTTAAAGCATTTTGCTGACCAATCGCTGATGCGCGAGCGCCAATCGTTTGCATAGCAACGCCAGCGCCCATCATTGTTACGGAGGCTACTGCAAAGGACATAAGGATTCCTTGAGTGAATAGCTAAAAAATACTGCTTTCCACCATAGGTACGCGCACCTTACGCCCCTACTGATACTTCCAAAGTCATCGATACGACTGTCAATGGCAGCGGATCAGATTGCCGTACAAACACTTGACCAGAATCATTCCAGCTTGGGGTAATCGTCACTGGGATTTCTTCGGATTTAAGCGCAGGAGGTGAACCATAGATCTCCGTAGTACGCTGCTTGGCTTCAGTTAAATCATTGGCATCTGGGCCAACAAAGATACCTGAGCTGCGATAGACGCGCAGCCATACTTTATTCACATTCTTGGTACGGCCTTGACCAAAGCCTGCATCAATTTGCGCTGCCCAGGGAAGGGTTTGCATATCGGCAGTAATCGGCAAGCCTACTTGTACTTTGGCGGCTGCTTGATCCAAGGTAATTGTGCCGCCTGTGACTACGCGCTGAGGATGAACTGCGCCATCAGCCAGAATTGATACTGTTTTACCTTCTAACCAAGTCAATCCTGATACAGAATCACGGGCAAATGAGAAGCCATTGATCTCTGTGCTGCGTAGCGATACGGGCAAGGCTGATCCCAATCGCGCTGTGGCAACTGTGGTGCTGCTAATGCCAGTAATGGTTAAGCGATAAGTCGTACCCGCTGCATCAGTCAGGATGATGGCATCGTTGACATCAGTGGTAGCTGGATAAGCAAAGAGCGCTGCTGAGGCTGTGATGGTGACGCTATCACCAGAAGCCCAAGTCGTGCCGCCTGTGACTGTGACTGTGGTGGCAGTCGTATTAGCGGTATTGAGCGTTGCGCCGCTATCGACAAAGAACGCATCGGCTTGAGTGCTAAATAGGCGAGTAGCAATACGCTCGACATAGCGTACTGTTGATCCATTAATGGTGCGCTTAACGATGACATACAGGACATCTTCATTGCCTTCCGATACCACGCAGCAAGACTCAAATAGGCCATCGGTATCGTGCTGATGCCATGCACCTACTTGCTGTTCTGGTACATAGGTCAGGCCTAAGAGTTTTCCAGTAGATGAGATTGCCCACACAATCGGATACGGCGCTTTTTCAAAAGCCATATCCACAATGGTATTGCCATCAAATAAATGCGGTGCGCGCAGGGAAAGATCGCCTGTGACATAGCCGTTGGCCTGCCAAGAGTAAGCCAATTCCCTCATGTGTCCACCCCTAGCCGCTGGGTAGATCATATTGTTGTTGATGATGACGGGCTGCACATTGGACGCGCCCACATAAGACTGAGGCCGCACAGATACAGTCGTGGGCGTGATTGCATCAGAGTTAATGGAGGTAATACGCCATTCAGCCGCGCTGGTTAATAGCACCAAGTTGGTCAACGGCAGAATATGGCGAATCGTATTGGCCTCACGCGCAGCTACGCGGAAAGTAATTGAGTCATCATCGCGAGTTGGCAATGAGTAATTCATATTGGACTCAGTACCCGATTTGGTCATCCAGATGTTTTGTGGCTTATTGATCGTGCCTGCAAAACAACGGCGCTGCTCAAAGTACGATACTGCGCCTGGATAATCGCCTGCGCCTGGGAATGGGTTATTGACTTGCGGTGAGCATACGGACAAATCAGCCACTATATTGTCATCTTTAAAAGTCAATTGATCGGTTTGTCCAATGTAGCCAAACAAACCATTTTGCTGTTTATAGACTTTATAGCGCTGCGCTCCTGTGGCTGCTGCCCAAGTAATTGTGTTGTACGCGCTAGTGGCTAAAAGATTTCCATTACAGGAGGCGCTAGATGAGGCAACGGATTCATCGATGCCATTCGCTCCAACTGTGGTGACCACATAGGTATAAGTAGTTCCTGTACCACCAGAAGCACTTGCCGCTACTGAGCCTGGAGCAGATAAGGACGATACAAAGCTAATGGCAGTCAATGTCCAGCTTGTTGGCCCTAGACGACGCAGCTCTTGTGGCGGGTAATTTGGGTGAACAATGGTCAGCACATCGGCTGATTGCACATAATGAAGATCAAACAGATCGGCTTCTAAGTACGGAGTTGTCACTTCATACGGAACGCCACCAGATAGTAAAGTAGCGCCTTGAGTATGAAAGCGAATATATTGATTACCAAACTCTAGCACCATCGTTTGCGTGGTGGAATACGAGAATGGAATCAGTTTGGCTTTCTTAGATCCACTGTATTTGGTGGAGTTGACATAAGCAAAGCCTGGACGATTTGCTGCTGGGCCATGCGGCAAGACAATAAAGTTGCGGCAAGTCGCTAGGCCAGTCTGAAACTTGGCATCGTCAATGCGTCCATAAAACTCAGGAGTAAGTTCGCCACCCCCAAAAGATCGCGATAGTGTCCGTACATTTGGCATTAGCGCCCCGCTATCCAGCCCACAGATTGCGTAATCTGCGTGCGTCGTTGATTGGCATCCGATACAGTGGCCTTGCTATATGCCATTAAGAACGCTTGCATACAACGCTTAGATTCGGCTGCGCCTGCATCGCCTTTAATGACTGGGCCAGCTAAATACGATGCCAGTAACCAAGATAAAGACTCTACAAACAAGGGACTAAATTTGCTGGTATCCGAGATCAACGCGGTATAGCGCAGCATGGCATCTTCTTGATTGGTATAGATAACTTCTGTACCATCATCCAATGTTTCAGCCGTATAGGGTTGAGGCTGATATGCGCCACCTTGAGTAATGGGTACGCCTGTTACTGATGCGCTGTATTGCAATGGCACGCTGTAATCATCCGTAGAGGATGCAGAGAGAACAGCTAAGAGATTGACAGCATCAGTGGGAATGGCATAGCAATACTTCCATTCGGAAATATTGGAGCTTAATAAAGCTAAATTGGTGCGTTTAGTCGCAAATCCCCAATTGTGCATTTCCAATAAGGAATCACGCGCAATGGGATAAAACCGAGAGCAATGCTCTGCTTGAGCGCTGCCTTCTGGTGGGTTAATGCTGGAAACTGTTGCGGAGTCGCCAATATGACCCAGTGCTAAATTGCAAATATCGACTTCTGAGGCCACTTGATTACCCGCCTTTCTTTAAAAAACTGGGGGCGCGCAGCCCCCAGAATGTCCTGCATACAAATTACACGCCTGTTGGTACATCGCTAAAGCTAGGCGCTGCTGGTTCGTCAGCAGGCGCAGCCGCAGCCTTTGATCCCTTCTTAACTAATTTCAAGTTGTCAGCCACTTCGCCGTCATATTCGACTAAAGCACCTTCAGCAAAGAGTTCGCCGTTAATAAAAGATTGTTTAAGTACGCGGTATTGCGCCATGCTTTTCTCCTAATTAATTCAATTAAAGGACTGCGAAACCAACTGGGTAGAACTTCTGACCATCAGAAATATCTGTTCCGAGTTCAGCGATTACAGCGCCAGCAGTACCAGTGCCAGTAGGTGTGTAACGCACACCTAAATAGCGTTGGCCTTTGCTTGCGATGCGTGGGTTTGCGCCCACTACAAAGCGTGAACCAGCAGTCAACGATGCCACTGGAATTGCGCCAGAAGAACCGATTACTGTTAAGTTAGTAGTCAAAGCTGCATCATCAGCTACAACGATTTCAGCAGTTAAAGCAGTTAAGCCTGTAAATGCTGTTGGCACGCCGATGCGCATATTGAGTTCAGTACCTTCGCCGATGTCGCGATTCTGGAGCAGATCTACTGTGTTTGTTGACAACACGGCAGAAGCGCCAGTAACAGTTTGACCAGTCCAAGTGCCGTTTGACCAAGAACCCGAAAGGGTTAGGTAGTTATCGATCATCATAATTTATGTTCCTTTTCAATTAGTTATGGGTTAAACCACGCGAGCTTCAGTGTTCAAGAGCTGATCTACACGACGGATAGGTACTCCGTTGAAAGATAACCAGCTTGTTGCGCTACCGAACTGTGTCAAACCTTTTTCGATTGACAATGCGTAGTTCGATTTATTCAACGCTTGAATACGGAGCATTGAGTAAACAGTGCGGTTCATGTAGAACACTGGACGGCCCATACCAAAGTTAGGGATACGATCCAACGCGCGGCTCATCAAGGAGATCAAGTCAGCAGCAGAAGACTGAGCTACCAAGTTCGCTGTATTGATGTTGCAAATACGAACGACATAGCGCCAATCTTTAACTACCAAGCCGTTTTTCCACTGATAGTGGGTACGATAAGCCTGGTAACGACCACCATTGGTATCCCAAACTGTGTTGAGGCCGAGGTCTTCGTGCATCAAACCAGCAGTAGATCCTTTAGGGAATGGGCAGAAAACAGTGTTCTCACCCCAAACTACTAAGTAGATGGATGTGTTGTTGGTAGATGTACCACCAGCGTCGATGATGTTTTGGCTATTACCAGCACCAGAGATAGAACCATAGCGAGCTGCCAAACCTAAGTATTGCTTAGGATCAGTAGATGGGTTGCCATAGAACATAGTGGAGGCTTGTGCCTGATTCATTGCTTCCAAGAAAGCAGAGTCTTCGCTCAAGCGGAATTGGCTGGTATTACCATTCAAATCTGCCAAGTCTTTATCGACTTCAGAGTAGGACTCAAGCATACCAACGGACTCATCTACTTGTGCAGTTGTAGATTTAGATGTTGGAATACCTTGGTTAATCGCACGCCAGTAAACAGTCGGTAAACCAGTACGGATCACAACGCGGTGACCAGTAGGCAAGTTACCTTCCATAAATACTGCATCTTCGAGGATCTCGTTAGACTGTGACAAGAGTTCTGCCACGACTGGTACGCGACCTTCTGGATCAATACGCTTCGCCCAATCCGCAAGGGTTAGAGCTGTTGTTGACAAAGTAGCCATTGTTAATTCCTTTCGTTATTTAATTACTGATTCGGATAGAGGGATTTAGCTGGATCTCTCGTCCCTCCAGCACCACCTATGCCACCTGGCACAAAGCGGTCTTCACTGATTTGCTTCCCAGCTCGGTAGAACGCCCTAATAATTTCTGGGTGATTTCCCAAGCCTGATTCATTGAGCAACGCACGCAGCTCTGGCGTACCAAAGGTTTCTAAGGCCTTCTTCGCTGTCGCTAGGTTTTCGTTTAACTTTTCGCCACCAAACTCTTTATCAGCGGTTGCTGATTGAACCCACTCAGCTTTTGCAGCTTCGAGGGTGTTGGCTTGCTTTTCAGCAAAGGCATTTCCAAGTTTGTCGATTACCTTTTGCGCACCTTCTTGAGTCAGTTTCAATTCCTTGGCGACTTCTGAAAATTGTTCGAGTACAGCAGGATCGAACTCGCGCCCTTCGGGAGCTTTAAATTCATACTTCTCAGGGATTGCTGGTTCATCACCAGTCTTACCCTGGTCACCTTCAGTTTTGCCTTCTGTGCCGTCTTGTGGAGCAGCAGCAGCGGGTTGACCTTCGGTTGGTTGTTGACTCTGTTGGGCCGCAGTTGCTTCCGTTGCAGCAGCGCTTGTTTGGGCTGTTGCAGGGGCGGTTGCTTCTGTTGCACCAGTTGATGCAGCGCCGTCAGTGTTATTTGTGGCGTCCGTCATCAGCGTGTTTGTTTCTGACATCGTTTTGCTCCTTGAGCATTAATGCGTATTGGTCTGGACTCACTTCATTAATTTGTGCCATAAGCATCAAACCGACATTTCTTTGACCTTCCCGAAAGAAGGTTTCTGAATTGCCTGTAAATGAACTGCGGTACACACCAGTACGCTCCAGCAGCCGCCACACTATGCGACGGCCTCTCTTGCTACCCATGAGCCATTTAAAATCGTCTTTTTCCTGATCGATAATCAGTTTGATGCGCTCGTCAGAATCTTCTTTCTTGCGCTCCTGACCTCTCAGGTCAAATGGATCAAAATCACTCATGCGATAAATTTATGCGTTTACTGTGCAAGTACGCGCACTCAATCGGTATCTGCGCCGTACAACATTGAGGCAGATTTGGCTGCATTACTCGCTGTGCCAATTTCCAAATCAGTGATCTGCAATTCCAAATACACTTCTTTGTCATCCTCACCAACATCGGCTTCTTGCGTCACGGCAGTTGCGGTAGCCATCGCGCGTAAAGACAGCACTGTGCCTGCCTCTGGTGGCGTTGTGATGCCTAAAACTTCACATTGTTTTGGATTTAGGCGAATACAAAGACCATACCCATACGGGTTGTTTTGCATTTCCGCTACTTCATCGTCATTGTTTTGCACTGCCATATTTTTTAAGGTCATGATTAATCCTTAGTAGCAGGCAAAAATGCCAGTAGAGGTTGTGCCAGTTGCCAAAATGCGTTTAGCGCGAATAAATTGCACTGCGCCAAACCAGTTGGTGTTCACTGGAATCGTCACTTGAGTACCTTTGGCAGTGATAAATGTCACATTGCCTGCGGTAGTAAATAACATTCCACGCGATACGCCGTTAGGCAAATCGGTTGAATCGTTAGGGGTTACAGCCTGTAAATCGTTAATCGGGCTGTAATCATTGGTGGTATCTAAAAATGGATATGGCATGGTTTACTCCTTTGGTTTATTGAGGTTGTTGGTTGTAGCCTGAGAACATTCCCATCACATCAGTCAATGCGCTAGGCTTGCTGGTATCTGCGCCTGCTAAAGTCTTGGCAGTCTGAGCGCCCTGGGCTAATGCAGCCTGTTGCGCCTGGGCTTGTGCCATCTTTGCTCGGTCTTGACGGATGAGGGCTACTTTGTCGCTAGGTACGATCAGCTCAGGATCGACACCCAACATATCGGAATACATTTCTGCCCATTTATCAGCATCGATGTTGTCCAATACTTCTGGCTTGAGCTGGGCGACCATACCGATGTTGCCCATAAAGCGATCTACGCCATTGGTTGCTACGGCACGCTGGGCTTGAGCCAACATAGATACAAACTCCACATTGATCTCTGCACCTTGCAGCTCTTCTGGTGGAGGCGGCACGATGCCCGCAGCCATCATTCGATTGAATGTCATTTCAATCAATGGATCAAGCAGCTCATTTTGTAAGCGCTCTAATACTGGGCCAAGCATGAGAAGTTTCTCTTCATGACGCTCTGCCACCTCCGTTGCGGTCATACGCGAATCAGCTTGATTAGCCAGCATCAGGAATAGATCGGCATAGAACGAGCCGCGAATCCTCTCGCGTACATCTTGAATATCAGCCAATAAATGATTGAGATCGATATTGACTTCAAAGGCAGTCTGAATCCCTTGTGTATTCGATGAGGCATCGACAAAGGAAATGCCACCAGGCAGCGTTTCAATGTCGCGATTCTTCATGGAGGTTGGTACTTGCAATGGCGGTTTGGTCTTGTAATCAATGCCTTGCGCCTTGCGAAGTTGCTCATGCTGGAGCTGTTTAATGTCGCCCAAGGCTTCCATGCCAGGACTATTGCCGTAGATGTCGCCACCTGATGTCGCCCAGCGTGGTGCTAATGCTGGAAAGTGCTTGAATCCTGACTCAGAAAGGTACTTATTCTTTTGACCATTGAGTTCAAAGTAGCAAGAACGATAGGCCATATTGAGCGCATCCTTCTTGGTTGGATCGCGATCTGAACGCGGTTCAATCGCATGAATGATGGTGATCCACTGATCGAGTGATCCCCTGTCATACATCGTGCGTACTGAATTGGAGCAGTTTTGATAGCCAAATTCACCGACGATCTCATGCACTGTCTTTTGAAACTCGCGATAGATCGTATTGACTTGACCCCGATAGTCAGTGGCAATGGCAAATTCGCCTGTGGTCAATGGGTAATGGCGAATCACATCTTGATAGTCATCCATCACAATCGAGGCTGATGTACCAAATGCACCCAATTCTTCATACATCGAATGAAGGGCGCGATAAGTATTACCCCGCTGAAAGATCTCCAACATCAAACTGGTCACTTGATTGAGCCATGCTTTGACTGGCTGGTATTGCATCAAATCATGATCAGCAATCCCCAATCTAAACCAAGGACGCGCTGGGCTGGTCATGCCTGACATCATTCCCGCAGCCAAGACTCTTAATGCTCTTGTGCCTGTGGAATCGTAAATATTGTTGTGCCTACGCCAGCCTTTATCGCGATCCTGGACAAAGAATCGCCCTGATCGTGGCAGCATATAGTCACTAATCTCTTTCCAATGAGATAGCCAAGAAGCGCGTTCGCTCTTGAGTTGACCCCAGCGGGTATAGAGCTTATCTCTATCTGGGGATTTGGTATTTGGCTGGTTATCGCCCGTGTATTCGCTCATAGTTTTATAGTCCTAACATCGTGCTTTTGTTTAATTTGTAGCTGTTATCTGGGCCACTGACTGTTCTAGTGGTCAACGATCCTGATCCTTGAGGCGCGCCCAAAATGGATTGATCGTTTAGTGAAGTAGCGTTTTGCTGCGTATTGCCAGCGCTAATGGTTTGCGATCCTGAGCCTTGTGCATTTGGATTACCAAGCGTTTGATTGGTTTTAGGCTGGGCGCTGCCACCCGTCAGGATGGATATGTCGCCAATCACGCCGCCGACAACGGCTTTTAATGCCCCGCCAATCTGACCATGCGCCAGGTTTGTACCAATATCACCAATGGTCTTAATGTCATTAACAACAACATCACCGACTTGCTTGCCGACTGTGACGGCAGTATTACCAATATCCGATACGGCTTTACCGACGGCTTGTGTTGCACTATTGATTGCGCCTAATGCGCCACCACCACTGCCATCCGTACCTAAAACAGAAGAAACGGGATCGGTAATGGCAGAAACAATACCCCCACCGCCGCCATGTAAGCGGATACGACGATCTCCACAATGCTCGAACGCTCCCAGTGGTAGGAATGAGTCAAGTCCATACCTCATTCCACTTTGGCTTTCCAGTTGTATTGCTCTTTATCGGAATCCATCACGGGAATCCCCAGCATCTTGAGCATTTCAATAATGTGATCTTTATCGGCTTTGCCATAGACATATTCCAGATTGGTTTCTCGAATACGCTCAATGAATCGCATCACGGCTTTGACTAAAGCCATTGGCTTATCGCTTGTAAATAAATGCAGCTCGGCATCTTTTTCGCTAATCTTTTTGACTAGCAAAACCGAATCGCCCTCATGGTAGGCAACGGCCTCTCCCTTATCAATCCAATGACTGATCGTTTTGAAGATGGGTTCGTGATCTAGTTCACGCTCATCTGCATCAGCACGGATTATTTCTTCGGGAGTCATTTAGCCACCTAGTAATGAGGTTTTACCCAAGGACAAAGTGTTTTGATCTACACCCGCTGGGCCTGTAAGCATCGTGCCGCTAATACCGCCTTTGGCAGCTTGTTGATTGGCTGAAAGCAACGCGCCCGTATCAGGCGACTTAGCATTAGCGCGATTGATCTGCTCGGTTTGCATCGTGGCCTGCTGATTGGCAATCGTTTTGGCTTGCTGCATTGCTTGTTGCTGGGTGTCGTTTGCCTTAGCCGCGCTTTGTGATGAGGAATACGCGCTATACGCAACGGCAGAAGCCGCCGCAAATCCAGCCCACGCTACTGCTGATATACCGAAACTCATTGTGATAACTCCTTGATTTGTTGTTTTGCTTCGGCATAAGTCAGGCCGTCGTGATTTGCCATGACCAATGTGGCCTCGGCTTCTTCTACTGTTTTGGCATCCGTCGCATGAAAAGTGATCCAGATCGTGTCTTCATGGGCATAGCCAATCCGCTTTGATCCAGGAGGACATACCAATGTGGCAGGCGCTTGTACGCGCTTAATGCCATCCTCGGTGTAAACCGATATATCGCCCTGGCTGCATACATTGATGTGTTCAAACAAGTGCATCGCGCCAGTGAGCATCGTGCCTTTAGGGATAAACATTTCTCTGGCGTACATTCCACCAGCAAAGTAATGCTTTACCTTGAGTTCGACTTGCGGCAAACCCAGTAAAGCGTTTTCAAATTCTTGGATTCGCTCGCGACGATTCAAGGCGGGAGCTGAAAAAGACTCGACCACCGCGCCCATTTCGGATTCAGTGTGGAGTGGATCGATACCAATATCGACTTGTACTGCGTCTTGTGCTACTTGCATTGTGCGGCCTCACAATTAATTAAGCCTATGCTAAGTATTTAGACCGCTAGTACGCGCACTACTACCCTTGAGAGAGCTTCTTTTTATCCTGTTCTAAGACATCTGCCATCGCCCGCAGTGCAAAAGAAATTGCCGCAAACATTTCTGGCCTTTCTTGCCTGGGCGCGCCCCCTTCGGATACTTGCACAGTGCCGTTATCCATGAAGTCAAATTGCAGTCGGTAAGTAGCGTTCATCGTAGGTGTTCGTAGGGGTTAAATTCGCGTTTACGCTGATCTTGTTGACGGGCTTTATCCATCATGGATAACTTCGCAACGGGTTGCGCAAAGGTTAGCGCCAGGGCATCACCTAAATCTGGTGAGGGTAAACCTCGCTTTTTAATATCGTCTTTTGGCTCTAGCTGCTTCCTGCCTGAGCTGTCATACCAATAAATTGGGGCTGCTAGATCTTGCTTGAGATCGACATTGTTGGGAATCGAGCCACCTTGTTTAATCCAGCCAGCCAGCTCAAACCACATTTCAGCGCGTTTATTCAGATACCCAGCATCAATGGCCTTGCCACCAAAGTTCACTTCAATGACATCGTATCCAAGCTGCCGAAGCCTATCAATGACTCCTGATCCATTACCAGCGTCAATGAAAACGGCATCAGGTTTCCAGGATTCGATCTTGGCTGCTACCCTGGAGGCCAGATCCATGTTATCTATTCCTCGATAGACTTCGGGTTCAAGCGCTGCCATGCCCTGCCTTGGAAAGATAACAGAGCGATCATCACCAAATCGCGCAGGATCAACTCCTAAAATCTTGGAGGCATAATCCATTTCGCCTGGCTTATATTGCGTTTGAGCTGCTGTTTCTACATCAGCCAAAGACATTAACTGATCATCACCCGCTGCTGTAAAGTCACAAAGGTATTCGCGAGAGAATGAGGTTTCACTCATATCCCGCTTTAAGCGCTCTACTTCATCAGGATCAATCGCATGAGTGTCATAGACAGTGAATTTCTCACTTGTCCAATCAGGCAGCGTCTTGGCCTTGTAATACAACTCTGAAAAGAGATTGACCCCTTGTGGCGTACCAATGAAGATGATCCAGCCTTTGCGGTCAGAGGTAGCAGGCTGCACGACATCTTGCCAAACTTCGGGCTTGATTTGCGCCGTTTCGTCAATGACCCCACCATCAATACGCAAACCACGCAAGGCCTCATAGTTATCCGCACCAAAGATACGAATGATCGCGCCATTGTGTTTGAATTTGACTGAGAGTTCTGACTCATTAATCTCGACCATGCCATGTTGACGCATAGGTTCTAATCTGGCTTTAAGTCTTGACCAAGCAATTGCCTTGGCCTGCTTTAAGAATGGAGCAATGTAAATAAAGAATCCCAGCTCTAGCTTAAAGTCCACCGCCTTATCGATTAGCTCCATGATGGCAAACTCAGATTTACCAGCACGACGATGCAGGGCATACACATTGAATCGTTTACGGGTTACATGGCACTTGCGCTGCCAGTCGCGTGGAAAGTAACCCAGTCCTAGGCTAAATTCTTTACTCACGCGGCACTCCTGTAATCACATTGACAATCAAATTGCCATCGAGATTGCCTTTGAGTTCAGTAGGTAGCACCTTACCAATCAAAGATAAGAACGCATTGGGATTGTCTTCAGCCTGGCGCTGTAAATACGATTCACCACCCGCTTTATCTAACGCGCCCAAAATCATGTCTTTTAAGGCTTTAGTGTTTTTATTGGGTGCGCCTTTAGGCCTACCCTTACCCGCTGCTGGAGGTTTAGCTTTGGGATTATTTTTCACTATTTTATTAGGCGATACCATCTTCAGCCTCGACAATGAGCGTCTTAAAACCAAAGGGCGTACTAACATAGCGGCGGTACTGGCAAATCCCAGCAATACAGGATTTTGTAACGCTATACATCGCAGCTAACTGCGCATAGGTCAGTCCAAAGTCTTCTCGCAAATCGCGAATCCGATCTACTTGCTCATTGTTTAATCGGGCATTGGGATGATCCTCACCAATGCGCTCTCCTGTTTCCCCTACTGCGACCACCAGCTTCTTTTTAGCCACGATGCCCTCCTTTCAAGTCCTTCAGTTTTTGTTTGTAATGCGCTTTGAGTTCAATGAGTTCTGGCACAGTCCACTTCCTGACTGACTGATCAGCTTCTAATGCCTCGACTTGTACAAGTCCAATTCGTCGTATCAAACCGATTCGGTAATCGACTGCCCTGCCTGCGCCCCATCGGTTGCATTGCTTTCGCTGTCCGTGTGCATTGCGCTCATCAAATCGTAGGTGCGGAGCGCTGCCGACAGATCGGTAGTGTCCACAGTCGTAAGCACCGCCAACATCGCCCGAAGATAAGAATTGATTGCAGCAAATACATAGCTCATGCTTATCCCTTTCACGGATATAGGCGTTAAAGGCCGTTTGCACTTCTTTGATGTAATCTCTGGCAGTTTTAAGCGCTGCCTTGCGCTGAGTTACTAATGCTTTTTCTTTTTGTTTAGCAACTTTGGGTACTTTGATGGCGCATTTAGGTGAGCAAACTACCTGGCCCATACGCTGTTTGGTAAATTCTTTTTGGCAGATCGAGCAGCTTACCAACTTCAATGCTCATCCTTCCACTCAATGCCATTCTCCGCACCCCAGGCATAGAGCCATTCAATAAACTCCACGCCATCGGATTTAGTAAAGCGGCGCGATTGAATCCCGACTTGTACAACTCCTGAGTTATCCAGATTAGGAATAATTGATCCCGCAGTACGGCCTGTTTCTCTGGCAAAACGATCTAGCAAGAGTCGCTTCCAATCATCAGCTAACCAGCGCGAACCTAAATGCTCTGCTTGTTCGGCGATTTCACCGATCATGGCGTGATACTTTTCTTCTTGTTCCCGTGTCTTAGACATCGGCTTGACTTCCAAGATGAGCTTATGGCCTGCCATGGTGAGATTCTTGGCATATTCCCAAGCCTGCTTGACGCATTGATGCGCCTGGCTAGGGTTGTAAAGAGAAAGGGTCAGCTTCTCGCTCACTCTGTTCCCTTTGGATACCAGCCAGGATAGATTCCCTGGATGGAGCATTGCGGCTTCTGGCAATCGCCGCCAGCATTGCTTCCTGATGGAGTCGCGACGGCCTCGCGGATTTGACCAGTCGTATTGCACAGGATAGACATCCCAATACATACATACCCGACGAATGGGATGGGGATTCCGTGTTTACAGGCTGGGTGGCACATGATTTGCATTGTTTTTTATCCATTCCTAGAAAATTCTTGATGCAATTTCGTTCTTGCCTCATTCAATACTTTTGCTGCATCCGTTAATTCTTCAAAGAATCCAAGCCAAATGCGTTTTTTGTTATTGCTGATATAGGCTCGCCATTTTTTATGTTCTTTGCTGTAACTAATTCCCTTAATTCCAGATTTGTTGCTAGTAGAAATTTTTGCGTTCCAAAGGTTTTGGTGGTTTTCACAGGGGCGCAAATTTTCAATTCTGTTATTCATGGGGTTGCCATCAATGTGATCAATAATTTCTGGCATATACCCGTTGTGCATACAAAAAATGATTCGGTGCAATTTGTAAACACGCTTATTAATTCCTACTTGCATATAGCCATTGGTAGTTTTTGTGCCAGCAATATCGCCAATTCCGCGTCTTCCTGGGCGCTTTACTTTCCAAATGAGATTTCCATCTGCATAGTCAAAAATCTCCAGTAGCTGTTCTTTCGTCAAAAACATATCAAGCCGCTACCTTTCTTTGCTCTCTGCGATCAACAATGAATTTGCGCATTTCAAAATACGAATTGAATCTGGCCTTAGATGGATCTCCACCGCACTCAACGCGATAAGCGTGTTCGATTTGCGCATCCGTACCCAATGGCAGTTCTTTGGGTTGGGATTGGGAGGCTAATGGTGTCCAATCAGCCAGGTAATGCTCATCAGGGCCAAAGAAGGTTGCGGGTTGTTTGATAAATTGCGGATCAATGCCACTGGCTTTGCAGTATTCGGCATAGCGCTTTACGCCTTGCAACATCTTCTGAGCTTCTACGCCTGCTTTGAGTCTGGCTTTCCAGGCTTTGAATGATCCTTGCTTGCTTGCACCTGGGCGCTTTGGATAAGAAGTCCATGCTTCTTCAAAAACAATATCCACAGAAGGCGCAGCCTTCATAGGTTTTATATTGGTATTGGTCTTGGTATTGGTCTTGGTTGCTATTGGGGTAGTTATAGGGGGGCTATTAGGAGTGCTTTGGGTTGGCTTTTCCTCCCTATTTCCCCAGCGTTTCTCAGCACCTTTTTTACCTGACTCAGATAGATAATGAAACTTAGCAATCTCTTTATCTGCCCTACTGCTATGCCATAAATCATCTGCTTCTAGCTCAAAAAACTCTTTAAGCAAAGTAGCAACGATCTCAGGATTGCTGCGCACTCTGCGCGCTATCCAAGCAGCATCATTGGGAAATGGGGCTTCAGTTAGGTAATACAAATCGATCATGCGGCGATACGCTAAATCCTCTTCATCAGTCAAATGCGTGGTGTGACTGATGTAATCGCCAATGTGAAACGGATAGAAGTTCATTGAAATAAAACGCCTTGAGGATTAGATGGTGGGATCTGCAATAGCTCTGCAAACTTGTTGCTCTCTGGGTTCTTTTGCTCTCCAACAACAAGCAAGGCCTTCTTAGCCACCAGGGAGTTGCAACGCCCACAAGTCGGGCCATCACGCCAGCCCAGCTCATCAGCGATTTGACGGCGGGTTCTTGCCTTGCCATCACTCATCACTGCCATCACTTCCATTTCAGTACCCGTTAAAGCTGCCGTTGATAGGCTGCGATAGGCGCTTAAACTGGTTTGGGATACTTGAGTTCTCATTCTTCACCCTCTAATAAAAGATGTTCTAAGCTGTCTGGCCTAGTCATGGCTGCTTCAAATAAAGTGCAAAACGCCCTCATGCGCTCTGGATCAATCGAGCGAGAAGTTGTCGGTACGACCTTGAGATCTAAGGCAGCAAGCACCTTAGAGAAAGTTTCTAAATTTCCATCTTTAAGACGGCTAATCGTGGATTCACTTGTACCTATCGCGGCTGCGATTGCAGATTGACCATGTTCTGCAAGAGCGTGCAAGATGAAGCGTTCGATCTTGCGTGACAGATCTAGCTGATTAGGCGATAGTTCAGTCATGGATACTTTCCTTAACCAACTCAGGCCAAATCATTTCCCAGTCATCTGGGCGAAGGTCTTGTCTGGTAACTGCCGAATTAGTCGCTCTCTCAATGGCGACGGCATTTTCTGGTGACACAGATCTAATTCCCCCAGCCATCTGAGAGAGAAAAGATGGTGCTACCGAGATCTTTTGAGCTAATTCCTTAGCCGATCCGTAATTTTTTGAGATATAAGTTTTTAAGTCCATGAAGCGAATTTAGCAAAAGCTATACAAGATGTCAATAGCTTTTGTTAAATAAGCAAATGCTAAATTGTGTGTATATGAATAGACAGCAAAAATTAAAACAGTTGATAGACGAGCAGTTCGCAGGAAGTCAGGCCGACTTTTGCAGGAAGGCCGAGCTTCAGCCAGCGCAAGTAAATCAATGGCTCACGGGTTATCGCAACCTGGGGGAGAAAGCTGCGCGCAAGATCGAATCAAAGATTGGTTTAAAACCATTTTGGCTAGACAGTAATTTAGGCGACAACATCGAGGGCGACAATTTTTCACCCACTGTTGGTTTGCGTGGATCAGTGCCGCTCATTTCATGGGTTCAAGCAGGAAATTGGGAGAGCATCATTGATACACTAGCAATAGGCGAAGGCGAACGAATTGAAACTACCTATAAAGCCAACAAACATACCTATGCGTTAAGAGTGCAAGGGGATAGCATGGAATCCATGTTCCCAGATGGCTGCATAATCATCGTAGAGCCAGAAGATAACCCGCGTCCAGGGCAATATGTCATCGTTAGACAAAATGGTGATGAGGCCACTTTTAAGCAGTTAATACAGGACGGCAGCACCCTCTTTTTAAAACCATTAAATGCACGCTATCCTATTATGGAGCTGCGCAAAGATGCAGTCTTTTGTGGAGTTGTGAAGCGGATGGAAATGGATGTAATGTAATGAATATCTTAGCCATTGCCTATTTAGGCGTTGGATTGCTGTTAAGCATCATTGCCCTGCCCCTCTTCAAAAAACTGGGATGGTACAAGCGAGAAGGATGGTTCTACTGGATAGGATTTATTTTCTTCTGGCCCTTGATGATTTATGTCGTGGCAGGCCTACTCTGCATGACTGCATATAAAAAATGGAATAACTACCAAAGCAAAAAAGAGTTTGAGAAAAAACAACGCTAACTTGAAGCGCTTACAGAACAAGTAAACCCGCACCTGGCGGGTTTTTTTACGCCCTCCTTTCTCCGTGTTTTCCCTAAATGCTAAATATATTTCGCATTTGCTATTGACTATTCATATCGCTTTTGCTAAATTAACAACTGGCAACACTGATTCACCGAAGCGAAGGCGAGTTGTAGGTGATTCAAAGGATTAGCAGTCCGTCAGTGGCAGGCGAAATAAGCCCTAGGGCGTAAGTAACCAGCAGCTAAATGAGTAGTAAATCGATTTGCAGTTCCGAGAAGTAGTGGTGGCGATGGTAACAAGGCAAGTACTCGAAGACGAACGCCCTTGGCAAGCCACCACTACGGCTCACCCATTTATACGGAAAGTAAGAACCATGAAAAACATTGATTTAGTAACACCAACAGAACGCCTGCTCTTCACGGAGCAATCCTTAAAGCAAAAGTCTGATCGCTATTTCAAATATTTCATTGCTTTTGCTGCCGTCTATTTTGTAGCGCAGCTTGTACGCCCAGCGTTCATAGCTTAATTTTTTAATCAAGGAAGACAAAAATGAGTAATGCACTCACCACACTAAGTAAGAATCTGTCTGCCAAATTTGGCATGGGAGAAGAAGCTAATGTCTTGGAAACACTCAAGGCCACAGCATTTAAGGGCCAAGTATCTGATGCCCAGATGACTGCCCTATTGATCGTGGCAAATCAATATGGCCTCAATCCCTGGACAAAAGAGATCTATGCCTTTCCCGATAAAAATAACGGAATTGTTCCCGTAGTTGGAGTTGATGGCTGGTCACGCATTATGAATGATCACCCGCAATTTGATGGCATGGATTTTGAGATCGATGATGAATCCTGCACTTGCAAGATCTATCGTAAAGATCGCAGCCATCCTATCCAAGTAACCGAATACATGAGCGAATGTAAACGCAATGTCGGGCCTTGGACTACCCATCCAAAAAGAATGTTGCGCCATAAAGCCATGATTCAGTGCGCACGCCTGGCGTTTGGATTTGTTGGTATCTACGATGAAGACGAGGCAGCGCGTATTAGAGAAGTTGATATGGGCAAAGCTCAAGTAGTTGACCCTAGCCTACCTACGATTAGCGTTGAGCGCCTGGATCAGCTCTTTGCTGCCGTTGAAGCAGTGACTAGCTTAGAAGAACTGCGCGAAGTTTATTCCGCTGGTAACGCAGAAATGCTTGCTGCTAAGTTTGACAACAAATCATTTAAACAGGCTTGCACTGATCGCAGCAATGAACTCAAAGCTATTCCAATGGAAAGCGAGGCAGCCTAATGTTAATCATTTCTACCCATGAGCAAGGAAGCCCAGAATGGTTTGCAGATCGCCTTGGTAAAGCCACAGGATCGAACGCCAGCGCGGTAACTGCCAAAGGTAAGACCAAAGGTACAGAAGCCACGACACGCCGTAACTATCGCTTTCAATTAGCGTTAGAGCGGATCACTGGCAAACCAACTGAGGCCATGTATAAGAACGCCCACATGGAGCGCGGTAATGAGCTGGAGCGTTTTGCGCGTATGGCCCATGAAATCCATAGCGGTGAAATGGTTGAAGAGGCTGGATTTTGCTACCAGGACGGATCAATGTTTGGCTGCTCAGTCGATGGTTTTATCAATCACGATGGTATTGCTGAATACAAATGCCCTATGTCTGCAATTCACTACGGGTATATGCAAGACAACAAAGTACCGAATGAATACAAGGGCCAAGTTATTCATAACCTATTGACGACTGGTAGAAAGTTTTGCGATTTTGTAAGTTATTGCGAAACCATGCCAGACAAATTGAAGTTGTTTGTCTTTAGGTTTGAGCCTACCCAGGCAGAGCTTGATGAATATAAAACAGAGCTAGATCAATTCTTGGTTGATGTTGAAAAACTCACTGAAGAAATTGAATTAAAAGCAGCTTAATCAACGGGGCGAAAGCGGATTCGACTGAACTACTTGATCACGGACAAGCAATCGTGCAGCGAGTAGCCCCACCCAATACGAAAGATAACAAAATGAAAATACTCATTTCTACCTTAGCAGCACTTAGCCTGGTAGCTTGCGCTAGTAAGACCAGCCACCCAGAACAGACTTTAATCGTAGAGCAAGAGATACATGGTATGTCGCGTAACGAAGTGATTTTGGCTATCCAAGAGTGCGAATCTTCTGGTATGCGCGCAGTCTTGATTCACTCTAAACGCAAAATAAATAATTTCAACGCCGATATTGTTGTTGATATTACTTGCGCTCCACGATTCAAATTTCCTAATTAAAGAATATGAACGCAAAGAAATGTAAAGCCCTACGCCAAATGGCCCGTCGCCTTACCCAAGGAAAGCAGTTAGTCGCTCACAAAGAAATGGGCGCGAATAGTCGAATGGAAGATGGACGGATGGTGCGTATCACTGCCCCCATCACAGTGGCAGCCGATACGACCAGAGGGCAATACCAAGCTCTTAAACGGATTATTAAGGCTGAATATGGAATCAATAAAAAATGAGCGATACCAAGCAAACAAACCCAAAGGATATAGTCGGCACTCGCAAAGCTCCCATGTCCACCATCCCTGGAAATGTGATGGCAGAAATTGGAGTTGCAATGCTAGAAGGCGCTTGTAAGTACGGACGCCATAACTATCGTATTGCTGGGGTACGGGCATCGGTTTACTACGATGGCGTGAATCGCCATCTAACGGCCTGGTGGGAGGGAGAAGATTACGATCCTGATAGCGGCCTATCCCATATCACTAAAGCCATTACCTCATTGGTAGTGCTGCGTGACGCAATGATTCAATCTATGTGGACAGATGATCGCCCACCACGATCCAAAGAGTTTTATACAGAACTCAATCAAAAAGCAGCAGCAATCATTGATAAATACGCCAGCCTTAACCCGCAGCATTACACCATCGCGGATGGCGCTCCATGAGTCAAACTAGGCTGGGATCTTTTATTGAGGCATGGATCAATGTGTTTATTGGTTTTTGGATTAACTACATTGCCAATCTTTTGATCTTCCCTCTTTTTGGATTTCACATCAGCCTGGAGGCTAATTTTGTAATGGGCCTGCTTTACACAGTTATTAGCGTAGCTAGATCGTATTGCATACGACGCTGGTTTAACGCAAGGATTCACGCAGTAGCAGAAAAACTCAGTCACTAAGGAAAAGAAAATGGCATCAGTCAATAAAGTAATCGTAGTAGGTAATTTGGGCAAAGATCCAGAAACCCGTTATATGCCATCTGGCGACGCGGTATGTAATTTCAGCGTAGCGACTACCGACAAATGGAAAGATAAGCAATCAGGCGAAACCAAAGAGGCTACTGAATGGCATCGTATTTCTGCCTTTGGAAAATTGGCTGAGATCTGCGGTCAATACCTAAAGAAAGGTAGCCAAGGTTACTTTGAAGGAAAACTACAAACTAGAAAGTTTACGGACGCTGCTGGGATTGAAAAGTATTCCACAGAGATTCGATTAGAAACCATGCAAATGCTAGGCGGCAAGCCGTCAGAGCAAAGCAGCGAAGGTTATAGCCGACATAGCGCTGCGCCAGCTCAAGCGCCATCAGGCGGATTGGGATCAATGGATGATGACATTCCTTTCTGACATGAAAAAAGGCCATAAGAAATACCAAAAAACGCCCAATGCTAAACCCTCAGATAACCTCATTGCCATTGGAAATCGCTACCTTACTTGGCGGTTTACTCCTGGGGGTTTACCTGGGCTATCTAATTTATTCCCTGTTTTGTGCGATCTTAGGACATCGAAATGACAACATTCACCACTGACGACAGAGTATCAGCAGAGCTTGAAGTAATGCCAGCAGCTTCTAGCACAGTGACCTCACAAGTACCTATTGCCTTCCAATGCTTTAAGACTCCAGAGCATTATGTATTGGAGGCCAATATTCCAGAAGAGATTGAGTACATCAAGTCATTAGGTTTTCAAAGACTTGTGCCGCTTTATGACAGGCCTACCAAAATGTTATCTACCGATGAGCGCAAAGCTATCTGGGCCGACATCTTTCGCGCCCACGATAACCCAACAGTAGAGGATATTTTTATTGCCATTGAGAAGGCGTTATTGCAATGACCCTGACCGAAGAAGAGCTAATTGACCTTACTGGGTACAAGATTCCCTCTAAGCAGGCTGAATGGATTGAAAAATACTTTGGATTCAAGCCACCTAGAAAACGCTTTACGGGGGCTGTATCTATCACAAAAGAACAGTTACACTCAAAAAAAGATGAGGTAATTACTGCTCCAGAACCTAAATGGAAAGTTGCCTAATGAACGCAAATGAACTTAAGGCGCATTTTGAATACAAAGAGGGTGAACTATATTGGATTTTGAAAACCAATCGAAAAGTTGTCATAGGACAATTATTGAAGACTACTATTAATAATGCTGGGTATAAGATTTGTAGCTTTAAAGGCAAGACATATATTCATCATAGAGTTATTTTCTTGTTCTTTAATGACTATTTACCAAGCCAAGTTGACCACATAGATGGAAACCCACTAAACAATAGGATTGAAAACCTACGACCAGCTAATTCATATCAAAACCAAACAAACCGAAAAGCCAATAAAAGCAACAAATCAGGCTATAAAAATGTGAACTGGGATGAGCGTAGCAAATCTTGGGAAGTCAAATTTATGCACCAATGCAAAAAGATGCACTTTGGGTATTTTAAAGACATTGAGTTAGCTGGCTTAGTGGCTATTGAGGCAAGAAACAAATATCAAAAAGAGTATGCAAATCATGGATAAAGCATTGGAACTAGCTGACGAATTAGAAATAGCACAAGGCAATAACAATGCTGATGAGTTAATCCCAGAAGCAGTTGCCGATATGATACGCCAGCAACAAGCTGAAATATCAAATTTAAAAGCTGGTTTGTTAAGCCACCATGACATTTATCCAGTAAAAGAACAGCTAACAGATGAGGAAATAGTAAACATTGGCTATCACTATGGCGAACTTGGATTAAACCTTGAAATGATTAGAGCAATACTAAGAAAGGCAAGTGAGAAATGAATACTGTTGAACTTGCATCAAAAATACTTACTCAATTAGGGTTTTCTCAAGAGCCAAGCAAAGAACTTGGAGTTGATGACCGCAGAGACAATATTGTCCATCTAATTGAAGAATATACCCATCCAGCAGAACTAACAGATGAGGAAATAATCCATATTTGGAATACTTGCGAAACAGATGATGAAGTCGAAGAATTGGTAATGAAAGATTTTATTTTGTTTGCTAGAGCAATACTAAGAAAGGCACAGGAGAAATGATTTTACCTACAACCATTACTAATTCCAATTCATATCATCGAAAAGAACTAACAGATGAGGAAATAATTAGCACAATGGTGCAGTTTGATGTTTATTCAAGTGATGACCATTGTTTGATTGAGGCTGGCAGAGCAATACTGAAAAGGGCACAAGAGAAATGAACCAAACAGAAAAAGAATTTAAAGAAAAGCTGGATGCCTTGTTGCGTGAATACTCTGTTGACATTAGCGTTGAAGAAGAACATGAAGGTGATGCTTCATACATTAAAGGAATAAATTGCTGGTCTTACACAAAATACGATGATGACGGAAATGTGATTCGTGAATCAATCAATATTTATATTTAAAAAAGGCAAGTGAGAAATGAAATATACAACACAACAAATAAAAAACTGGGATGTATCTAGTAGCGTTGATGGAAAAACTTGGATTCCAGCAAGACCTGAGTTATTTTGGTCTTTTAAAAGAATCAAATACGCTTGGCTGGTGCTTATTGGCAAGTTAGATGTACTTGATTGGAAATAAGAAAGGCACAAGAGAAATGAAACGCGATGGATTGCTGCCAAGAATGGAAGCGCGTAAGTGGAAAACAAAAACCACTTATCGCTATCACCCGATTGATGGGAAACCTATTAACTTAGGCAGCGATCTTCAATTAGCTATTCGCAAAGTCAACGACATGACTGGACGGGCCAAGGACTCTGGCACGATTGCAAAACTCTGGGATCAATACCAGGAATCAAGCGCCTGGAAAGTATTGGCAGATACCACCAAAGAAGAATATAAGAGCTGCGGAAAGCAGATAGTCGAAGTGTTTGCGGATATGTACGCATCAGATATTCGATCCCCGATGATCTATCGCTATCTGACAGTCGAGCGCAAAGATGCGCCAGTCAGAGCAAACCGAGAAGTATCCCTATTAAGCAATTTGATTGACTTAGCTATCCGTCGTGGAGAGGCCGAAACCAATCCCTGTAATCAGGTAAGACGCAATCCAGAGCAGCCAAGAACGAAAGCCATTGATCCAGAAGAGCTGCATATCTTTATTGACTGGCTTTGTGGTCAGGAGAAAATGCCGCAGAGAAAAGTGATCTCGATGGTAGCGGAGTTCTGCGCCTACGCAGGCAGCCGAAAGATCGAGTGCCTTGATTTGGCCTGGACTCAGATCGATGAGAAGCAAGGCGTGATTAGAATTAAGAGGGCCAAGCAGCGCGGCAAGAAACGCGGCGAAGTCATTGATGTTATTAAGATTAGTGATGCCTTGCAGGATCTTATTGGCAGATTAAAGGCAATCCGTAAGGATGGGCTGTATGTATTTCCTACTCAACGCGGATCGCACTATACGGCTGCGGGATTCAAATGTATGTGGGGTAAGCTAATTAACCAGGCCAAGGCGCTCAAAGTGATTGAGGGAGGATTTACATTCCATGATCTGAGGGCCTTCTATGTCACCCAATTTAAGCAATCGAACGACGGCAGATTGCCAGACATTCATGCCAATCCTCAGACTACGGCACGCATTTATGACCGCACAAAAGAGGTAAAACGCAGGGCAATCTAAAAAAGTAATTCCCGATTCGGGAATTTTTGCGGGAATTTATGATGTATAAAAACCCAGTACCTAACAGCAAACCCATATAGAATATGGGGCGAACGACGGGGCTCGAACCCGCGACAACCAGAATCACAATCTAGTGCATCAGTCCAATAACTATAAGGCTCTCAGGTTTTTTTCGGGAATTATTTTGAAAAATCGACCTATATAGAATAAG